CCCTCACCAGTAGTCAACCACATATAATCAACACTGAACTCACGACAGATAGATTTTGTCATATGTTCAGAGAAAGACCTGCGACCGTTTTCTAAATCAGATACAGTCGACTTTCCAACGCCTATACGCTGACCGAATTTTTCAAGGGTAAGGGATAAAGTCTTTCTTAATTCTTTGACACGTTCGCCTTGCGTCATACTGAATCACCTCCTATGTTTTCTAAAGCATAACACCCAACGAAACAAAAATCAATAAAAAAGTTCGCAAAAAGGAAAAAAGTATTGACAAAGTTCTGAAATAGGAATATGATGTACGCAAAGAGAACAATAAGGAGGTGAGACGGTGGAGGAAATAAGAAGAACAAAAATCAAAGAGGCAATGAAAGAGACCTTGAATGTATATGAAAAATTAGATTTGAACATGACGGAGATTGAAATTGTCTCAAGAAGTCAGAACGTAGCTGCGAAAGTTACGATTGCAAAGAAACAGCTTGAAACGGAGGCAGAGGAGAGACTTGAGGAGCAGCAGACACCCATGAAAATAAAAATTATTAAATGGATGCCCGCAATCTGCTCAACATTAGCGATTATCCTGTCAATTATCAGTTTAATCCTAAGATTATACCGATAATCGAAAGAATCAAAGCGAGGGTTGCAACAACACTATTGTAATAATTGAAACGGTTTTGATAACGTTCTTTTTTACGACGTTCAAGTTCGGCGGTGTCAACATTCTGATTGCTGACATCCTTATACAAATTTTCATAATCGTCCACAGCATTTCACCTCCTGTCATTTTGGAATGGTCGCACATTTATTATATGGCAGGAGATGCAGCAGGACAAGCAAGAACAGGAGGTGAGACAGTGAATATTTTCGCAGAGGTAACAATCGACGAGACAGGAATAATCAAACAGATAGATGCAGTCAAAGAGGCAGCAGACAGATTTGAGGACGAGGCGTTGAAATTGCATGGAATGTTAGCACAAGCAAATGCTACCGCAAAGATTAAAAAAGAAAAGGCAGAGGAGAAATAAACTCCTCTGCATGATTCAAGATTTCTTTGCAGCCATTAAAGCAGCACGGACAATCAACTCTCCGGTCGGAGAATTGAGAATTTTCCGAAATTCCTCAATCTCTGTATCAGAATAACCTGCATCCTGCAAAGAACGAATGAGTTGAGATTTGAAATTGTTTGATTCGAGACTTGCCATGTCCTCACCTCCTGTCGTTTGAGAATGGTTGCACATTTATTATATGGCAGGAGGGGCAGCAGGACAAGAAAGAACAGGAGAAACAGAAATGAGCAATGCAGAGACATTGAACCAGTACATAAAAGAATTATTTGATTATTGGAACGGGAAAAACGATGATTTCGAGTCTATCCCGATACCGAAAGAGGTTGACGACGAAATTCAGAGAGATTCATTTTATTAAAGCCGAAACGGGGCAGCAGTCGCCCCGTCAGTGTCCGGATGGCAACCGACACTCTGACGATGGCAAGCCGAAAGACATCGTGCAGCGATACCGTGGGAAACATGGCAGCGGTCGCACCTGCTAAAAAGTGCGTGGATGGTCAACAGGTTTTCGATGATTTTTAATGTGAAAAGCATCAACACGGTATACATTGCCGGAAAAGAGGTGGACGGGATGAAAAGACCGAGAGAACCACCGACAGGAGGAAACAGGATGAATATAGGACGAATATTGCCGACAGAGGCAGCAGCAATCCTCAATGTGTCACCGCAATTCGTGAGGGTAGCAATGCAGCAGGGAAAACTCCCGATAGGAACGGCGGTGCAGATGTCCTCAATTTGGACGTATCACATTTCGGAAAAACTGCTTGCAGATTATTCCGGAAAGAACATAGAAAAAGAGATTGAGCGAATCCGAGGAGGTGTTGAAAAATGACGAGAAATGAGAAAAAGGCAGTGATTGAGAGCATGGCAGAAAAATTCATGAACATCGACGACCTTGAGGGAAAGTCAATGACCATTATGGTGATGTCTGCGTATGCCGAGGGTAAGGCAGCAGGAAAAGCAGAGGAGCGTCGCAGATGGGAACAGAAAGAGGCAATAGCAACAGCATAACGGAAAACGCCTCGTCAGAAAGGACGGGGCGTGAAAACTGGCGACATCAACCGTGGGAACTGCGACAAATGCAATCGTTGTCGTTAAGAGCAAAAAAACGAATGACAATCGACAGGATAAAAGGATGGTACGAAACATTCGGAGAAAACGTGTATTTCAGTTACTCCGGAGGAAAAGACAGCACAGTTCTACTTGAAATATTAGCAGGTTTTTGCAAGGAGTACGGATATAAATTGTTTGTAGTTTTTTGTGACACGGGTCTTGAATATCCGGAAATAAGAAAATTTGCGGAACATAATGCAAAAAGAATTGCAGAAAAGTATGGAATTGAAATGGAATTTGTGAGATTGAGACCGGACATGATTTTCAAAGATGTAATAATTACATTCGGTTATCCAATCATAAGCAAAGAAATCTCAAAAATAATATACGGGGCAAGACACAGTGAAAACAAGAAACAATCGTACATAAACAAATTAAAAGGACTAAATCCGGACGGTTCGTATTCAGAATATAAACAACAATACAAGAAATACGAGATTTTGTTGCAAGCACCTTTTGAAATATCAAATAGGTGCTGCGTGAAAATGAAAGAACAACCTGCAATGAGATATGAAGCAGAAACGGGGAAAAAGCCGATTGTCGCAACGATGGCTGACGAATCAAAACAGCGTCTCGATGGATGGTGCAAAACTGGCTGCAATGCGTTTGATTCTGATAGACCGATGTCAAAACCAATTTCGTTTTGGACGGAGCAGGACATTCTTTCGATGATATTGAAAGAAAATATTGAAATTGCACCAGTCTACGGGGAAGTGGTTAAAGACTTCAAAAAAATGGGTCAAGCAGACGGGCAAATGTCTATGACAGATTTTGGAATTGATGTGCAGGACGAACCACTGAAAACGACAGGATGCACAAGAACAGGGTGCATTTTTTGCGGATATGGTTGTCATTTAGATAAAGGAGTGACGAGGTTTCAAAGATTAAAAATAACACATCCG